TCTATCAATTGTTGATAAGATGTTCCATATTCTAAATTCTGTAAGTTAATTTTTATAGAATTAATTCCGTTTAGTAAATCCCCTATATAACAAGTTCCTTCCAACAAAGTAAAAGCTGTTCCAACTGTGGAAAGAACCTTTCTTGGATTACTTTCTGAATTAATAAAAAATCCTATATTGGTTGTACCTACAGAAGCCATAGCTTCTGCTTTTACAATCAAAGTATTACTTTCCATTTCTGAAGTATTCCTAACAAACCTCAATTCCTTCTGTTCAGCCCAAGCTGTCCCTGCATAAGTTACTAAATTATCATCTGCTGTGATGAACCTAGTAATAATACTTTGTGCTACCCTTGCTTCCAAAAAATCGTAAGAAGCTGCCATAAAAGTTCTTGGTAAGATTATTGCCATTTTATTGTGTTTTTCTACAAATAAATTTTAATCTAACCATGCAGTCTTGTTCACCAGTTTTACCCAATCTTTTAATTCTAATTCCTCTTAGAATAAATCCTGTTTGATAAAAAAATAAAGCGTCTCTCTCCTTGCTAAAGAGATCTTCATCTATCTTGTCAAAAGAAGTAAAATAATGTGCCCCTATAAGATTTAAGGATTCTATCGAATCTTCTGGAATAGGCCATGTATCAAATATTTGTATGGAAAAAGAAGAAGGTATATCTGAAAGAATATTTATCCAAAGTTGGTCAATATCTATTACAGGGAAAGCATCTATTTCAACATCACTATAAGTATTATAATAAAAAGTATCATCCAGAATTAGGTCAAAATAGAAGTATTGCCCCTTTGTTTCAAAACGAGTCTGCATATTATATATACATTATTTTTTAACATAAAATGTTTCAATTTCTGTTACAAGTAAATCTATTATTCTTCTTTCCCACCCTTTTTCATATTTTAAAAGCTTCTCATTCTTTTTCTCAATCTCATCATAATAATCTTCACGTTCAAATACAGCTCCAATAGAAACTTTTAAATCAGATTGTAAAGATAGTACTCTAAATGTTTGAGATCCAATTATCCCATCATCCAACAACCCAAGGTATTTTTGTATAAATTTCTTGGCTGTAGAAACACCACAATTAATAGCTGCATCAAAAGAAACCTTGGCTAACATGGGGTATCCAGCCGAAACAAGTTTGTCACAATTTGCAGGAATCCAATAATCTTTATAATAAATTTCTTTGGCCTGAGTTATTGTTAAATTTTTAATATCTAAATTTGGATAAGATTTTTTACTGACCCCAAATTTTGTTTCCCCACCAGGATCGGAAGGGTCATTTACATAACCACCCTCAACCCCTATTGTAAATTCAAAAGCTTTATCAAAACCCTCATTCATTTACTTTCCTCTCTTGCTCCATGCATGGGGATTTCGTAAGCTCCCCAATGACTACACCCAATGTCTTTATTTGTAAATTTTTAACTTCCACATTTTTTGAGAAGTGAAACACAATTAAACCACCAACAATACACCAAACTATGCTTATTAAAAACACATATTTAAGAATCTCTTTAAATTTATCCATTATTCATTCTCCTCCAATGTTCCAGAATAACTTGCTGCTACATAAGGACCAGCACCACTAACTTCGCAACTTGCTTTAATAACTGAAAGCTGTGGTATTTTCTTTGGTATATGGAATATTTTATTATATGTGGAATTTTGAAGCATTGCAGTATCAGTAAATAAAAAAACATTTACTATCCTTGTTCCATGTATTGTCGTTGCTCTTAATCGAACCCTTGCACCATTAGCAGTAGCTAAAGAAGCCCCAGTAGTAGACCATTCATGCAAATAAAAAGTTTTCCCAAAAGGGACCATTCTTTGACAACTTAAAGACATATTACCACCAACAGAAATCATATTGTAAACAGCAGCCAATGTTCCATTTGCACATATAGAAATATCCCCTTGAGCAACTGTACCTGAACCAACTTGTATTGCATGAATAGCATTCACAAATCTTATATTTGTTCCCAAAGCCCTAACCCATGCTGTTCCATTCATATTTACAGTTTCATATTGCTCATTCCCAATAGCATCTAAATAATCTATTTCTACTTTTTGAATCCCTGTACCAGTTAATCTATCATCATAAGAAGAGGATAAAACCATCATTTGTTCCCCTCCTGATTGATTAGGCCAAGGCTGTGTAACTGAAGAACCTCTCCATAAATCTGAACCACCAGCAACAACTTGAATAGCATCCCTTTCACCAAAACCTAAAAATTCTGATATACCTTCTATAGAACCACGAGCTATTTCATCCTCAACAGCATTCGACAAAACCCAATTTTCTTTTCTTCTAATTGTATGGGACATGTTTTAAAACAACTCCTTAATAATTAGATTTTACTTCGTTTGGATTATTCATACTTTTTACCCAATCCATATTGTTCATAATTTCATTCATAATTTGTTGCATGTGAGTTTTAATTATGGACTTAACCATCATTTCCCCATTCTTGGTTTTCATTTCATCCATCATTTCCTGCATGTGTTCTTTCATAACATTCATAATATTTTTTATCTTTTCTTCATCATGGTTTGCATATTCTTCTAATGCAATCCAAAGTTCTTCTTTTAATTCATTGTTTAAAGTTGAATCTTCATATTTTTGAAATATATCCATATCTTCACTAAGGATTATTGGGGCAAGGTCTGTTAAAAATGGGCGATTAGTCAAGGCACCGCCGAAAAGTACATTCTTATATTCTTTCCCAGTTTCTTTATCAGTATAAGAATCACGATATTCTGGGCTAAAATATTTGAAGCCTTTCTGCTCAATGAGTTCAATCCCCCAAGGGGTCCATTCTATCAAAGCCAATAATCTATCACCTTTTATTTTTAACTCCTGAATCCAACCAGTAGCCCCATCAGAGGGTTCATGGGTCTTGTCCAAAGAAATATCCCTCCCCAAAACCCTGTCTTTCCAATTTTTGATAAAATCACCAAATAACTTAGTTGTGCCTTCTATTATTCCATATTTCGGGTGGGACCATTTACCAATACGAAATATTTCTATCCAAGAAGACTTTTTCCCTTCTTTTTCTTCCAATTGAATATCAGAAATATCTGTTAAATAATAAAAAGATTTTTCAGGATCTTCTAAATTCTTTTTTACAACGGAAGCGGCTTGGCGTATAGCAGAAACTTCACATTCTTTTTGATCCCCACCTTTTTCCACACAACGACTTAAAGCAGAATTGGCAACTTTTACCCACAAATCCTTCCCTTTTTTATCAAGACCTTTGTAATGACCATCAACGTCCCCAGAAGTCCAAGGCATGTTTATCAAACTCCTTTTTAAATGTTAAAATTTATTTTTCAAATAATACTTCTTTTTTATTTCATCTTCCCATATAGAAAATGCTTCAAAATTTGTATCCATTATGTATGCAACGGCTTTTTCCTTAACTAATTTTTCCTCCCTAATAGTTAAATCAAAAGAAGAATCAATTTCAAATTCTTTATCCAGGACTGTTTCACCTTTCTTACCAATAAAAACCACTTCTATAATATTATTTACTAAAGAATCTTTAACTTTTTCTTTCGTATTTTCTATATTATTAATAACCAAAATTTCTTCTGGATTAAATTTTGGTTCTGGTACTTCTGGTAAAAAAGGAATAATATCAATTATTTCTTCTTTTTTTCCTTTAAGAAAAGGAACAAGTAAAAGAAAAGGGGCATATCTTGTTATCATACTTTCAGTAGGTTTAATCCATGATCTTTCAGGGATAAACTCTTCATCAGAAGTTAGGGATTGCCAGAGACATCTACAATGGGGGTGGGCCGGGGGCATATAAATAGTATATTCTGGGTCGGTGGCTTCCACAACCATCCCAGATCTGCTTGCACAATAAACACAAGTCTTTGGATCATCTTTTGCAACCCATTTAAATCTAACAATTCTTGGAGAAATTATGTCTACTAATTTCATGTTTTTTAATCTATCTAAAGAAAGCATTTTCACAATTAAATAAACTCCTTTGAAATTTTTGCTCTACCTTTATTTAAGAACAACATCCATTCAGAATTAACAATATCCACTAAATTTTTATCTTTTATGGTATCAAATTGAGCTTTTACATCATTTATAATTGCTTGTTCTTTCAATTCAGATGAAGCTGAAAGTAAAGCAATCTCCGTTTTATACTTCATGTTGGAAAAATATTGGTCTGTTATAACTCTTGCTCTATCTTGTATAAAAGATTTTCCTTCTTTATCCAAAATAGGTTTATCTTCAATACCCAATTCTTGAATCGCTGTAGCTTGCCCAAAAAGATACCCCTCTTTCATCAAAGAAGAAAATATCCCCAATATTTTTGTGTTTAAAGGTCTCCATAAAGTAACAGTTTCAGTATCATTTTGGTCAATAACTTTTTTATACCAAATATCTTCTACTGAACCTTTATCAGATAACATCTTTATTATCTTATTTATAACTTGTTCCCTCTGTTTAATCCATATTTCATTTACTAAATTATCTAAATATTCTTTTTCAATCTTATTTGATTTTTCTTCTATTTCAGAAAACATTTTTGGGTCTTCAAATTTATTGGGTTCTCTCCACCAAGTAATTTCACCAAATTTTTTATTATCTGTTCCTTCTTTCTTAACAGGTTTGTTACCTTTTACAGAACCTTTCTTATTTTTATTTGAACCGTCAAGGTTTCCTTGACCATCATCATTAGTTGTATTTGGATTTCCATCATCATCAAGGGGTACTCCCACAACATCAGCAATCTCCCTTGCAGCAGGAATAGCAGATCCATTTTTTATCATTTCCATAAATACATCTTTTAAAAAACCTTTTCGTGCCTCTGTGATACGTTCAATTTTTATATAACATTCGGGTGCTTTAGCACCAAAGTTATATTCAACAAGGCGTCTAATCACATATTTGTTTACTTGATTTTCTATATCTACCAACAAAGCTTCTTCACCTAAAAGAAACATATCTGCGTGGGTCTGAGATAAAGAATAAGACCCTGCTTTAGATGAAGAATCTTGCGTAATTGTTCTTTCAGGGACAAACATAGCACGGAGGATTTTATTTTCAAAAAAAGTTAGTGCTGAAATGAACATTTCCCCACGTTTATCGTCAAGAAGATAATCAACCGTCCACTTTTTTGGCGTGTTTTCATACGTTGTACTTGGCACAGCAACAACGCTCTCCCCCTGTAATGCCTTCCCTATCTCCAAAGCAATGTCGGCATGATCTGTTCCATCTTTTGTTTGCCCCAAAGGAAAACCTATGATTGTAGGAGGGGTTCCTTTTCGTTCAAAATATCTCATCATGAATTGACAAAGATTTATCCAGAAGAACCAAACATCATAAGCAGGTTTCATTCGACTAACTCCAAACAAATTCCCAAAACTATCACCTTTATCATGTGTAAATATAAAAGATTTTTCCACCGGAAGAATTACATCTTTACCTACCCATTTTTGAACAATACCATTAAAATTCTCTTTTTCATCTAATTTAATAGTAACTGTATCAGGATATAAAGATTTAAACTTTTTCCACACAACAGCCTTGCCATTATAGAAAGGCTTATTTTCATACTTTCTATTCAGACTTATATCTTCTATATCATAAACTATTTCATGAGCTGCAAAACCAAAATCCACAGCACTTAGTGTAGAAGTTAATAAGTTATACCATAAAGGTCTTAATAATTGGTCAATAAATTCTGCAATATCCTTATCATCACAAACAGTTGTCCATTGCTGGCCAATTATGGGTAATTTTATAACTTTAAGCCCAGCAGCTATTTGGGCATTCATCCTCATTTTATTATATGTATCTATAGATATTTCATCGGGATTGTATTGTCCAATATGCTCTGCAATAAAACCATATATATTAGATAAAGGCCCACCATGTTTAGCAAGTTCACTTGAATCAACTTTACCAACTTTTTTATCCAAAAAATTAGTAAAATCAGCAAGCAATGTGGGGTCTTTGCCAAATAATTGGTTTATTTCTTGTTTTTTTATAAAATTTTCAGAATGTTTGTATTTTGCCATATACTATATTATAGTATAAAAAACCATAAAAAATAAACAATTTCTTATAAAATTATAAAATTATAAAAATTTGAATTTTTTGGGGAATTTTTAAAAAATAGATATGCTCCAAAATGGAACAGGGGGTAAAGATATAAAAATGGCTTATAAAATAGTCCTTTCAGGACTTCAAATTAAAATATAAATTATGTTTTAGTGTATTTAGTGTAAATCAACTACGTTGTGTGACGCACGGTACTTCTGTGCGTCACGATTCAGAAGGTGAGTGAAACGAACCAAACCTGAATCGTTTTATTTCCTTAATAATGTTTCAGAATGAAACAGTTTAAGGGCAACCCCCCTTACCCCCCATAAAAAACATAAATGGAAGTGAGGTTGAAATTATTTAGTTATTTTCCTTGAAACCCTCAAGTAGTACCTGACATATCACACAGTTTATCCCTTTTAGAAATGCCTTTCCCTAAAAGAGATTCCACTTGTTTAATCTTTCCTACCCATTCAACCCAGCCAAACCCCAGAAGCCAAACTCAACCTCAGAAGGAATGATTTCAAAAATAGATAGTTAGTCAGGACATATATGTTTTTGCTGTTTTAGTGGAAACATTAGTCCACCTACAATATAAAAGCTATTGTCCCCGAAGTCCCTCTACCCTTTTGGGTTCCTTTGCCTTGTCACATTTACTAAATGCTATCGGGGTGGGTATTCTTCTTAAAATTGAATGCTATGGATGTTAGCTGCCGTTTCAATCTTTGTAAGAAAGCCCTTTTGTTTGTGCTTCTATCCTTTCTTGTTTTTCATCTTTTTTTATTAAAAAAGGTTTTTCTACTTTTTTGATTCGTTAATAATTTCATTAGAAAGGGAACTTTTTGTGTATTTATATAGTTTTGTTTTCCTTCTTTGCTTATTACTTTTATTTCTTCCATGCCAAGACCCCATTTTACTATTTCTCTTTATTCTTCAACCATTCTTGCCAATAAAGCACAGTTCTTTTTTCAGATACAGTATATCCTTTATTTATTACTTTGTCAATTTCATCTTCTTCTAATAATGTAATATCTTCAAGTGCTTGTTTTCGTTTACATTTTGGGCATTCATAAAATACATGAAGATGTGACTTAGGCAGATCCTCCATTATTTCAATGGGGACAGAAGAAATATCAATATTTGATTTAAAGAAATTTTCTTTAAGATGTGGATAAAATGTTAAAGTTTCTATATATGTGTTGCAATTACTACATTTAGTGTTCATAAGAGACTCCTTATATAAACTAATATAAACTTATATTACCATAAAAACTCATAAAAAATAAACAGAAAATACTTTTTATTTTTTGTTGTTATCTGTGATATAATTAATTTAATTGTCAATTATATATAAGGAAGAAAATGCTTATTAAAAAGAAAAAAGTTGCCCCCCCCGAATTAACAGATGCTAAACTCAAAGAATATATGAGTAATCGTATGACCTTCCGCAAGGAGCAATTTGTACTAGAACCTTCTATAGATTTCCCAAATGGGGGACTTTTCGGAGATTTATGTCAACAATGGCAGATAGATTATATATATGAGCCTATTGATAAAAGAGATGAGGATGGCTTTCCTACATATAGATTATTATATATAGGTTTACCAAAAAAGTGGGGGAAAACAGCTCTCCTAGGAGGGGAAGGTCTTGTTCAATTATTACTTTCCCCCAGACCCACCGAAGAGAATTATATCTTAGCAGGGGACAAATTTCAAGCCACATACTTATTGCAAAAAATTAAGGATTTTATTGCTCGTAATCCTAATTTTGTTGATTTATTTACAATATATAAAAATGAGATAATTGTAGAATCAACAGGAGCGATGATTCAAGTAATGAGTTCAGAAGCATCTTCTAAACAAGGACGTAACCCAGATTTTTACATATTTGATGAGTTTTGGAATCAACCCAATAGAGATTTATTTGATACCATGTTTCTTGGGCAAGCAGCTAAACCAAGTTCTCAGGGAATAATAATTACAAACGCTGGTTATGATAAAAAATCTATTTGCTGGGAAGTCCACGAGTTATGTAAGTCACAAGAATTCAAAAATTTCTATTTTTTTGAACCCACAGGTGTATTGCTTGATTCATTAAAAACTCCTTGGATATCTGAGCAATGGCTTGAGATAGAACGTAAATCAATGCCACCAAAAGTATTCAATAGATTTAGGAAAAACCTCTGGGTTGATGAGGGGGAAAACCCTTTTATGCCAGAAGAGGGTTGGGGATGTTTTAAAAATTTTATGTCAGAAAAATCAATATGTTATAATGGGCCTCATTATGTAGGAGTTGATCTTGGATTGAAAAAAGATGCAGCAGCTCTTACTGTTCTACATGGAGAACATAAAAAATTAGTTGTAGATCTTTATAGAAGATGGTTAGGAAGTTCTGAAAATCCTGTAGAAATATCTGAAATTGAAAAAGAGTTAATAATGATTCTTACAAATTTTAATGCTTGCGTATTGGTATGTGACCCTTGGCAATTGATGGGTACTATTCAAAGATTTAGGGCATCTGGTATTGAAGTTATTGAATATTATTTAACAGCAGAAAATATTGGTAAACTTAGTAGAAATTTGTTTTATCTATTTAAAAATCAAAGCATAGATTCACCAAGATATCCAAAACTTGAAGATGAATTAAAAGGTTTACAAGTTGTGGAAAAAAATTATGGTTGGAGAATTGATCATAGTGAGGATACAAGTAGCGACATCACAATGGGCCTTGGTATGGCTGCCGTAATCGCAATGCAAAGAATGATGGATCAATTTACTGGTAAAGATTTAGCGGATTTAGGATTTCTTGATCAATCCTCAATTTTCAGAGCAGGGGGAAAAAGGGATTTTATTGAGGTTATAGAAAATCCAAAAAGTATTAAGAAGGAAGAATTCTTTGAATCCCCAAAATTGCATCAGTTTATAAAACGACAATTTTAAAATGGGGAATCCAGATGGGAGAACATGGCTTACTAAAACTAAGGAACAAAAAGAAAAGGATATTCAAAAACATTTTTTTAAATCCCCAATTCCAGAACTTGAAAGAAGAATTAAACAATTAGAAAATTGTATAAAAATAAGCAGGAGTAAAATTGAAAAATATAACACTCTTATCAGACCTCTCCTTATACAGGAACAAACTTTATGCACAAAAAACAAGATTACGAAAATTAAAGAAGAAATTAAACAATTACAAATCGAAATTAAAAAGATTAAAGCAAAAAGAAGAAGAAGAAAAGACCGCAAAAAGATTAAAAAAAGAAAACAGTGGTTAGAATATCAAAAAAGTTTGTTGACTTTTGAGGAAATAATTGATATTATAAAAAGAGGGGTGTGAATGGAAGAGGAATATCCAGAAGATGTTGGGGAAGATAAAGAAGATGTTGGGGAAGATAAAGAAGATGTTGTATTAGAAGGAACCTCTGTTCAAGAAGATTCTGAAATTATGGAAGAAAATAAAATAGATACGGAGCCTCAAACAAAAAATCCCGTAGGACGCCCATTAGGTATTCCTGCTTCACAAGCACAAAAAGATGCTGTATCAAAGGCCGCAAAAGAATATCAAAGAAAACTGAAAGAAGGTTTAATTGAGAAAGAACCCTGGGAGGAGCATGGGGCCTACAGTTATTTATCCAGTGGCAGAGTTCCCAAAAAGAAAAGATATCTGCTTGAATTTGTTCATAAAGAAAGAGAGAAATGGCTCCAAGAACTTGGCGGGGAAGAAAATCTTAACAGTATAGAAATGAGCATGTTAGATGAAGCTTGTAGGTTATTATTATTTAGTTCAATGGTAAATGATTATTTATTATGCGATAAAGAAAGCAATATTTTATATAAAGATGATGCAGGGGATATCAAAATGCACACAGCCGTTTCACGGCATTATTTAAGTTTTACAAAGACATATATACAGATTCTTAAAGAGTTACAGAAAATTATAGCAATGAAACCTTCAGCAAAAAAGGGTGGGATGAAAAAAGATTCAGCAAGCAGATTGCAAGATTTATATTCAAAGGAGAATTCTTAATTGAACATAGCACTAGATTTGGATGGTTGCCTTAGTAACTTTCATTATGGGTTTTCCAAGGTGGCTAATAAATTGTTTGGAACTCCTGTTGTAGAAGATATTAATCAAGTCAAGGCTTATAATTGGTGGGATTGGGGGTATCCTTTAACTAAGGAACAACACAAATCGGTATGGCGAGAAATTGATAAAAATGTTGTAGATTTTTGGTTAAATTTGAAGCCTTTAGTTTCTTCTGAAATTTTTCATAAATTAGTAATACTTGAAAAAGAAAATAACAGTATTTACTTTATTACTTCTAGGAGAAATACAGCGGGCAAAAATGTTTTGCAACAAACAAACGAATGGGTTAAAAAATATTCTTCTCTTGAACATTTTAGTGTTATACCTACGGAGAAAAAGGGTAAAATTTTAGATGGGGTTAAAATTGATTATTTTATTGATGATTACCCTGAGAACCTTATTGAAGCGGTTGTAGAAGCACCACGATGTAAGTCATTTCTTTTGGTTCGTCCTTATAATCAGTATTTTCTTCAATTTATTGCTGATTCACATAAATTTAAAAACATAACCCCAGTTTACAGTGTAGCAGAATTTTTGGATAATATAAAATAAATGAAAAATTATGAAATATATCATCAATCTGTGTTTGAAAAATGGCCAATAGAAGATAATAGTATTCAAGCAATTATAACTTCCCCGCCATATTGGGGTTTACGAAAATATAATATTCCTGATATCGTTATTGATGATTGGAAAGGACAATATGGGCTTGAGTCATCTTATAAAGATTATATCAAACATACCTTATTATGGGTAAAAGAAGCTAGGAGAGTTTTAAAAGACGATGGTATATTTTTTCTAAATATTGGAGATAATTATAATGGTAGTGGTAAATCTGGAAATTATGAATATGCTAAAAAACATACAGAATTTGGAAAACCTTTTAATATTGAAAAATATTCTCCACCAACTAAAGAAAAAAGTTTAGCAAATAAATGTAAAATGCTTATCCCTCATCGAATCGCCATAGCTTTGATAGATGAAGGTTGGATATTACGAAATGATATTGTGTGGACCAAAGGAAATTGTATGCCAGAAAGTTGTCAGGATAGATTTAGTAAAAAATGGGAATCAATTTTTATGTTTGTAAAGAATACGAAATATTATTTTGACTTGGTTGCTGTAAAAGAACCAACAAAAACAAAAGACAATATTGTTAGGGATAGAGAAACAACAAAATTAAACAATACCCCTGGAAGGGCTAAAATGATGGGATTAAAGGAAAATAACTATGATTTTAAGAATCCTGGGGATGTTTGGAATATTAATACAACCCCTTCATCTGAAAAACATTATGCTATGTGGAATTTTAAATTAGTGGAACGAATGCTACTATGCTCCACAAAAGAAAATGATATTATACTTGACCCTTTTTGTGGTTCAGCAACTACACTTAAAGTAGTTATTGAAAATAGAAGAAAAGCAATAGGAATTGATTTGGGATATAAAGATATACAGGAAAGAAAGTTAGAAAAAATTCAAATAAAAATGGTTTGAAATGGGGAGATAAAGATGGAACATAATGAAAAATTTGAAAATTGCCCAATTTGTTTTCCATTAAAGAAAATAGAAATAGAAGATGATGGTGAGGATGGATGTTATATAGATTATTCTAATTTTGCACATTTTAATTCTATTACGGAGATAAATCCAGAACAAAAAATAATACAAACAGGTGGTTTTTTTGAGGAAAAAAATGTAAATTTTGATACAATTGAAAATAACTCAAAATTATATGAAAATGGGCAAATAACAGGGAATTATGAAAAAGGACAAATTAGGCAGTTTGCTACAGGAGCAACAAGAGACACAAGTGAGGGTAAATTAGAATTTGCTCGTTTCATGAGTCCAATAGTTATTAAAAGATATGCCGAATACATGGATTTGCACAGAAAACAAACAGATGGGAATCTTAGAGAACCAGATAACTGGATGAGTTTGTTCGGTGATAAGCATGAAGATGTGTGTATGGATAGTTTATTTAGGCATTTAATGGATGTGTGGTTAATCAATAAAGGATTTAAAAATGAAGCTAGGGAAGATTTAGAGACAGCTTTATGTGCAATACTTTTTAACACTCAAGCATGGCTATTTAAAATTTTAAAGGGGGGGGTATGAAAAAGAAAACCCAGAAAGTAAATAAGTATACAAAAGAAATAGAAAATATTTTAGACAATTTTGATTTTATTAAAGTATATAAAGTTATGGATTCTCTAAATTGGACATGGGTAAAAGGAGATACTAGGTATTTTCCAGATATTCTTGAATTGAAGAAATGTGCAAAACAATTATTGGAACAAGCTTCTTCTGAGGGAATGAAAGCAAAGGAAGATTTTTTTGTTTCTACGGGGGGTTTTACAGCTGAATTTTTTTATTTAAAAGAAACAAAATTATTAAAACTTAGTTTTGTTATTGAGGAGTGGGAAACAAGATTTTAATGCTTAAAAATGAAAGGAAAGGAAAATAATGTTACTTAATAAACAGAGATTAGAGATAAAAAAAGATAAAAATTATGCAGAGATGGTTTTTATTGGGGATGTGCATTATGGATCAAAACAATGTAATGTTGAAAAATTTGAAAAAATGTTACAATATTGTTTAGAAAATAATTTATATGTATTCTGTATGGGGGATATGATAGAAGCTAATTCAAGACACTCTGTTGGTGCAGGAGTTTATGAACAAATATCCCCCCAGAAGCAAATAGAGGATATTTCAGAATATCTTAGACCTTTGGCAGAAAAGAATTTAATTGTGGGCTATCTCCAAGGGAACCACGAGTCCAGGGTGAATAAAGAATTAGGTATAGATATATCCAAAATTATTTGTAAAGAATTAAAAATACCTTATCTTGGGTATGCTGGTTGGTCTTTATTCTATGTCGGTAACCAAAGTTATTCCATGTATTCCACACATGGGGCTTCTTCGGCTACATTAAAACATACAAAATTGAAAGCTATACTTGATATAGCCAAATCTTTTGAAGCAGATATAGTTACTTGTGGGCATGTACATGATATAATAATAGATAGTGCAGAATACCAAAGAGTTAATAAAAAAAGGAAAACAATAGATATAAGGAAATCTTATGTAATTGTTACTGGGCATTATTATAATTATGGTGGGTATGCACAGGAAAAAGGGTATTCTTTGACAAAGATGGGTAGCCCAAAAGTGAAACTTTCTGGGGACAAGTTTGACATTCATGTGAGTGTTTAAAATGAAAGAAATTTGGAAAGAAATAACAGATTTTGAAAATTATGAAGTTAGTAATTTTGGGAATATTAGAAGTTTAATAGATTCACATAATAAAATAAGAGAATTTCCTTTATTAAGAAAACAACAAAAACAAAAAACAGGATATCTTTATATAGGTTTGAGTAAAAATAATAAGATATATACAAAATTAGTTCATAGATTGGTAGCTAAAGCCTTTATAGAAAATAGTAATAATAAACCAGATATAAATCATATTAATGGTATAAAAACTGATAATAGGGTACAAAATTTAGAATGGGCTACAAGAACAGAAAATCAAATACATGCATATAAAATAGGATTGCAAAAAATACAATATGGGGAAAAAACTTCACAAGCTAAATTGAATGGAGAACAAGTTATTCAAATTAAAAAATTAAGAAAAGAAACTTCTTTAACATTGAAACAAATTGCCAAAAAATTAAATATACAAAATTATAGGAATCTTGAAAATATTTTATATGGGAAAAGTTGGAATCATTTAAATGACTAATGAACAAACGATTACATTTTTACTTTCCCAAATAATTAAATTAAATCAAGGAATTAACTTAGTAATAGACAACTCCATTGCTTTAATTGAAAATAAACAATACGAAGAAGCACAACAACATTTGAAAGACATGAAGAAAGTTTTAGCAGATTTAGAATTTGGTCTTGTTGTATATTTATCGGATTCAGGGGATAAAAAGAAAAATGGAACATTATAGAGATGATTTTTCAACATTGTATTTAGGGGATTGTTTAGAAGAGTTAAAAAATATCCCCAATAATAGTATTGATTGTATTGTAACCGATCCACCATATCAATTATCAAGTATTACTAAACCAAGATTGGATCAAGTAGATGAGGAAGGTAATTCTTTTAACCCTTTCTATAGAGTTCAGGCAAGGAAAGGGTTTATGGGGAAAGAATGGGATGTTTTACCTCCAATTGAAGTTTGGGAAGAATGCTTAAGAGTTTTAAAGCCAGGGGCTTTTGCTTTTATAATGACTACATCAAGGCAGGACAGTTTGTGTCAAATATTAATGGATATTACTCAGGCAGGATTTAGAACAGACTTTAGTAGTATTTATTGGACATATTCGTCCGGCTTCCCAAAAGCAACTAATATAAGTAAAATTTTAGATAAAAGATTGGGATATGAAAGAGAAGTTATAGAAAATAGAAAAGTAACAAAAAATATGGCAGAAATGAGTAAAGTTAATTCTAATAAACAAGGGTATCCAAAACAACCAAGACTAAAAGATAATTATTGCACAGGGGAAATTTTAGATGATACTCCAATATCAGATCAAGTAAAAGAATTTTCTGGGTCTTTTGCAGGATTCCAACCCAAACCAGCTATAGAAATTATATTAGTAGTTATGAAACCTTTACCAGAAAAAACTTTTACTGAACAAGCATTAAATAATGGGCATGGAATTACTTGGTTGGATGATTGTAGAATTCCTTATGTGGATGAAAAGGATAATGAAAGAAAAGGAAATTTAGATAGAAGTGAAAGTAGGGAAATTTATGGTTTTGCTAATAATGGCAACATAAAAAGTGGATTTAGAAACAATACTGGAAGATTTCCAGCAAATCTTTTGGTTTCAGATGATATATTAAATGATGGGATTGATAGAAAAGGTGTTTCCGGTGGTGGCCCTAAAAAATATGGTGGGGGTGGTGGTTTTGATGATAAGTTGAATAGACAAGTTGTAAAAAATTATTATAATGATGCTGGTTCTTTCAGTAGATACTTTGATCTTGATGCTTGGTGGAAAAATAAAATAAAAGAATTACCTGAAAATATACAAAAAACTTTTCCTTTTATAATAGAATCTAAAGCACCTAAATCTGAAAAAAATAAAGGACTTGATTTTGAGAAATATAAAGTTGGTGGGGGAATTCAAGGAACTGAAGATAAATCATTAAAAACAGGTAGTGGAAATGAAAGAAATAATCTAAATAAAAATAATCATCCGTGCGTGAAGCCAATAAAATTAATGAGTTATTTAATAACCTTGGGTAGTAGAAAAGGAGATATGGTTTTAGATCCTTTTATGGGAAGTGGATCTACAGGAATTGCTGCTAAATTATTGAATAGAAAATTTATTGGGATTGAAAGAGAAGAAGATTATATTAAAATAGCTGAACAACGAATAAAATCTGTTAATTGTCAACAAAAATTATTTGATTAAAATGAAAATAGCTTTAATAGATATAGATTCTAAAATTCCAAATATAGCATTGATGAAATTATCTGCTTATCATAAAAATAAAGGAGATGCAGTTGAATTTTGGAAAGGGGTATTTTTTAATGATGAATATGATAAAATTTATGCTTCTAAAGTTTTTGATTTTTCTTCATTACCAAAGGGTTTGGATACAAAAACAATTATTGGTGGAACTGGTTATGATTTAAACATTAAATTACCAAATGAAATTGAATATTTGTGCCCTGATTATTCATTATACCCAAATTGTGATTATTCACTTGGATTTATCACAAGAGGGTGTAGTAGAAATTGTTCATTTTGTAAAGTCCCTAAAAAAGAAGGTAAGATCAAATTTAATCAATCATGGGAAAATTTTAAAAACCCAAATGGGAAATATTGGGTGTTTTTAGATAATAATATTCTTGCCTACGAAAATCATTTAGATATTTTAAAAGAACTTAATGAAAGAAGGATGATTATTGATTTTAATCAAGCAACAGATATAAGATTGGTTACTGAGGAAAATGCAAAAATATTAGCAGAAATTAAATGGCATTCTTATTATAGATTTTCTTTTGATTGGGTATTTTTGGATAAACAGATCATTGAAAAAGTTAAATTATTAAATAATTTTGGTTTATCCACTTCTAAAATGTTTTGCTTTATTTTAATTGGGTACAATACAACGATGGAAGAAGATTTATATAGGGTAGAATTATGTCGAAGATTAAAAATAAACCCTTTTGTTATGCCCTTTAATAAATTTGATAAATATCAAAAAGATTTTTCCAGATGGGTTAATCATAAAGCTATATTTAAAACAGTTCAATGGAAAGATTATAAGAAAAAACAATGGAAAAAAATTAACATAATTGGGCAACAAAATTTATTTGACTAAAAAGGGGAATAATATGCAGTTAAAAACTATAAAAAATAATATAATAAATAAAATGCAGGAATGGCTTGCATCAATTACTGATGAAGAACTTAGGAATAAAGTAAGAAATAATTTATTGGTTAGTGGTGGAAGTATAACTTCTATGTTATTAAATGAAGAAGTGAATGATTATGACATATATATTAAAGACATGGATGTATTGATAGCATTGGCAGAATATTATTGTAAATCTTATAGTATTGAAGTTTTAGATGGAAGAGTAAAAAATATTTATTTACAAAATTTAAGACAGGATCAACACGGAATATATAAAATTGTTGTAGAAAATTTAAAATCTGATCAAGTAAAGCTTTATTTTAATGATAAATCAGGTGGTTTAAGAACAGAACATTTAAAAGAAGATGCAAAATATGTCCCATTGTTTTTTAGTCCAAATGCTATTTCATTATCTAATAATATTCAAATAGTTTTAAGATTTCATGGAACTACTGAAGAGATACATAAAACATTTGATTATATACATGCAACAAATTATTTTACATTTAAAGAAGGAC